TTCATCCGCCGGGAGGTACCCTTCCTCGACCCCGAGACGCTGAGAAGCATCCGCAGGAGACTCCGCGTCAAGGACCTGCCCAAGGCCCCAGGTAAGCGGCCCACCCGCTCAGAGAAGCGCGATGCCCGCAACCTCGAGCTGCTCTCCTTCGTGATCGAGCGCATCATCCCATTCGGCCAGCTCTTGAGGAAGCTCCTCAACAAGCAGGGACGCGACTGTCGCCTTCTGCCCGGACACCGCGGCCCGAAAGTGGCCGTCCCCCGCGAGGCGCTAGCCGAAGAGTGGAACCGCACTCACCCGGGCGACACGATGAGTTCAGGCGACGTGTTGGTGTCTCAGTACTACCGGGTCGCGAGGCGTCCCCACTTCGCCCGCGAGTTGCTCCTCCAACTGCAGAAGGAAGTGGACCAGCAGCTGGATCGCCTGAGGAACCCGCGGTCATGGCGGAAGCTCAGAACGCTAGAGGAGGTGCAGGCGTACTTCGCATCGGCGAAGCTGCAGCAGCCGCGTGACAGCAGGACCCGGCCAGAGCTTGTCCGCAGCGCGCTCGGGCGCTATGGGACGTGGTTGTGGCTCGGACGTGCTGACGAACAGCAGTGGCGTACCGCCATAGGAAACGATGTGCCGCTTCGCCATTGGTTCCTGGAAGAATCCCAGGAGTACGAGCGACAGCGCCAGCGCGACCCCGACACTGCATCCCGTCCGCCCTCAAAGGGGACAGATACTCGGCACGCCCGCCGCGACAGGACGTTGCGCACCGTGAAGCTACAGCCAGGTATGGTGGCGCTGCGGTGCAAAGCCCGTGCATGCAACTCGGCCAGTTCGATGGTCGTGCTGTGCTCGTCTGACGGCATTGAGGTGCACGGCGAGCGCCGATGCAAGGGGTGTAAGGTGGCAGCCCGACTGAAGACCGAAGGTTCTGCTATTGCCCGTCGGTCGGGCTCCACCAAGCGCGGCTAGTGCGATTCCGTTCAGGATCATGCCCAGGCGGCCTTCCGGGGGCGGTCGTCCTGATGCCAGCTACACACGGGAGAGGGAGGATGAAGCCGGCCAGTCGGAATGATCCCGCGGGTCCGTCTGTCGCGGGAACACGCGCAGCGACAGCGTGTTTGTCATCGGCAATGGCGGTCCAGGCGCTGGAGTATGCGGCAGCCGCGCGAGATCCGCTACACGGCCGGAAAGCAGGTCGGCTCCGCCCGTGGACTCGTTGACGCGAACGGCGTGGTGACCGACACCTACGAGATGGACGCGTTCGGGAGATCTCACTGATGATCCCGCGCGCACTCCGGACTCCGGACTCTCGACATAGTGACAAGCACCCGTTCCGTGTGGTAGAATGGTAGTGGAAAAGCGAGCCCCTGGCCCTGGCGGGACTACCCGCCTCTGGCGGGTTTGGGGTGAAGAGCTGGCGGTCGACAGCCGGCATCTGAGTCGAGATAGAGGGTCGCTCCCTCGAATCTGGACCCAGGGCCGGCTTTGTCTTTTTCGGGTTCACATCTGTGATCGGCCGCGACTGCGGCCGGAGGAGAGGTGGAACATGGACCAGGCGCCAGAGCATATCGCGGGTGGGCCTACTAGCACTGTGGTCGAGACAGTCTCTGCCTCCGGCATCCCCGTGCATTGTGCGCACGATGAGATCGTCGATGTCGATGCACTCGTCCCGAACCCGCGGAACCCGAACCGCCACTCGGACGAGCAGATTCGCCTGCTCGCCAAGATCATCCGGCACCAGGGCTGGCGGGCGCCGATCACGGTCTCGAATCGGTCCGGCTTCATCGTGCGTGGACACGGCCGGCTCGCGGCGGCGAAGCTGCTGGGTGTGGAGCAGGTACCAGTGGATCGCCAGGCCTATGCCAGCGAAGCGGAGGAATGGGCGGACCTCGTCGCCGATAACCGCCTCAGCGAGCTGTCGGAGATGGACAATACCACCCTCAAGGAGCTGCTCCAGGAACTCGACTCCGGGATGCTCGAGGTCGCGGGCGCCGACATGGAGTTGACCGGCTTCACGGAGGCAGCTCTGGCCGAGCTGATGAGTCAGTTCGGACCCGAGGATGAGCTGCAGGAGGTGGAGGCCCCAGAGCCGCCTGCCCAGCCGGTGACGCGGCCGGGGGATCTCTGGCTGCTGGGCCGGGTGGCACGGTGTCCTCGCTGTGGGAGGCTGACCGATGTCTGAGTGCACCTGTCAGCACTGCGGGCATCGATTCGAAGCGGAGCCGCAGGTGAAGCATCGCGTGCTCTGTGGCGATGCCACCAGTGAGGCGGATCTGGCGACGCTGACCTCCGGCGAATCCCCTGAGCTGCTGGCGAGCGATCCGCCCTACAACGTCGGCCTGGGATATGACGGGGGCACCGATGACCGCAAGAGCGCCGAGGCCTATCGGGAGTTCACCCGGCGGTGGTTCGAGGCGGCGCGGGCTCTCAGCCAACGGCAGATCGTCACGCCCGGCTGCAATAACCTCCCCCTGTGGCTGCGGCTCTTCGATCCCTACCATGTGGCCCCCTGGATCAAGACCAACGCCATGACCAACGGCAAGGTGTCGCGCTTCTGGTGCTGGGAGCCGGTTGTCTTCTTCGGCGAGCGCTGGCCGCGAAGCAGGCCCAGCGACGTCTTCGACTTCCCGGCCGGCACCCACAAAGGGACCGGCGGCCATCCCTGTCCCAAGCCGGTGCGCATGTGGGCCGAGCTGCTGAAGACCTACGCCGGCGACGGCGCCTCGATCCTCGAGCCATTCCTAGGCAGCGGCACCACGCTGGTGGCGGCTGAGCAGGTGGGCCGGCGTTGCCTGGGCATGGACATCTCCCCCGCCTACGTGGACGTCGCCTTGCTGCGCTGGACGAGCCTCACTGGAAAGCAGCCGACCCTTGCCGCCACCGGTCAGGCCTTTGTGGAGGTGCGCGATGAGCGAACTGGTTGAATGCGAGTGCGCGCACTGTGGCAAGCGGTTCGAGGCCATCCCGATGCCACAGCACCGCATCATGTGCGGGGACTCCACCGATCCAGCCGCCGTCGAGATACTGATAGCAGGAGAGAAGGCGGGCCTTCTTGCGACCGACCCGCCGTACGGTGTCGCCTATGATGGCAACGCCCACCGGCGAGAGCACAGCGGGGGCAGGGTCTATGATCCGATCGCCAACGACGATCTGGAGGCACCCGCGCTTGAGGCCTTCCTGGAGGCCGCTTTCCGCGCGGCCGCAACTCACACCGCCGACGATGCGGCCTGGTATGTCTGGCATGCCTCGATCACCCGGCCGGCATTCCTGGCCGCCCTCGCCTCTGTCGGCGTGGCAGTGCACCAGGAGATCGTCTGGGTCAAAGAGAGCTTCCAGTTCAGCCGGTCCGATTACCACTGGCAGCACGAGCCATGCCTGTACGGCTGGCGGGAGCGCCACACCTTCCAGGGTGAGCGCAACCAGTCTACGGTCTGGCAGATCGCCCGCCAGAGCGAGCACCAGCATCCGACGACCAAGCCGACGGAGCTGTGGCGCATCCCTATCCGCAATCACCTGCCACCCGGCGAGATCGTGGTGGACCTGTTTCTGGGCAGTGGTCCTGCTCTCATCGCGGCCGAGCAGCTGAACTGCCGCGCCTTCGGGATGGAACTGAGTCCGGCCTACGTGGACGTTTGCGTGCGTCGCTGGCAGGCGCTGACTGGCAAGGAGGCCGTCCTGGAGGCGACGGGGCAGAGCTTCTCCGCGGTGGCCGCGGCGCGTGGGGTGGATATCGAGTGCTGACATGACCGATGAGGTTCGGGAACAACCGAAGAGCAACTTGGGCGGCATCACCGGCAAGGGGTTCATGCCCGGCCAGTCCGGCAATCCCGGCGGCCGGCCCAAAGGCAGCAAGAGTCTTCGAAACCTCTTAGTCGAGGCGCTGCGTAAGAAGGCGAAGGACGGCAGGGGCGGTGAGAAGGAGTTCTACGACGTGCTCGTTGAGTCCATCGTGGTGAACGCCGCCAAAGGAAACGCCGCCTTGGTGAAGCTCATCTTCGACTACCACGAGGGGCCTCCTCCGCAGAAGCACGAGCTGACCGAGTTCATCTACCAGGGGAGCGAGCTGCGCGAAACCCTCCGCAGGATGGGGGAACTGATGCGGGACTTCGTCCCGCGGGAGCGATGGCATGAGCTGGCCGAGCGAATTCAGGAGCTCGACAGAGCCACCACCGAGTAGCCTGCTGGGCCTGGTCGCTCGAGAGTTCATGGCCCAGGCGGCCGAGGTCTCCTTTGCCGGCTACCGCGATAGCCCAGACCGCTTCGTGCTGGAGTGCTTTCAGTGGGAAGAAGGCGAGGGGCCGACCATCTACCAACTCGACGTATTGCGGAGGCTGCCGAGGGAGCGAAGACTCGCGCTGAGAGGCCCTCACTCACTCGGGAAGACAGCACTCGCAGCTTGGATCGTGGTGTGGTTCGCGCTGACCCGCGAGGCGATGGGGGTGGACTGGAAGGCGGCGACGACCGCCAGCGTGTGGCGGCAGCTCTCCTTGTACTTGTGGCCTGAGATCCACAAGTGGACGCGGCAGCTGAAGTGGGACATGATCGGACGCCCGGCCTTCCGCGAGAAGCAGGAGCTACTCGACCTGAGCCTGTCGTTGCAGCACGGTGAAGCGTTCGCCGTGGCATCCGACCGGGCAGACTCGATTGAGGGTGCCCACGCCTCCCATCTGCTCTACGTGTTCGACGAGGCGAAGGCGATCCCGCCGGCGACCTGGGACGCGGCCGAGGGCGCGCTGGCATCGGGGGACTGCTACGCGCTGGCGATCAGCACGCCGGGCGAGCCGCAAGGGCGGTTCTACGAGATCCACCAGCGCAAGCCCGGATACGAAGACTGGTGGACGCGGCATGTGACCTTGGCGGAATGCATCGCGGCTGGGCGGGTCTCGCCCGAGTGGGCCGAGCAGCGGGCCAGGCAGTGGGGCGAATCATCGGCGGTCTACCAGAACAGGGCGCTGGGGGAGTTCGCCTCCTCCGATGAGGATGGCGTCATCCCGCTGAGCTGGGTGGAGACGGCAAACGACAGATGGAGGGCGCTGGAGGACTCGGGGGAGTGGGGGGCTTTCAGCTGCTGTGGGGTGGATGTGGCGCGAGGGGGTGAAGACCGGACGGTCACCGCGCTGCGCTACGGCGACGCCATTCGGGAGCTGCGGCGCTCCTCGAAGCAGGACACGATGGAGACGACGGGGGCGGTGGCGGGGATTCTGCACGCGCACGGCGGCGAGGCAGTGGTGGACGTGATCGGCATCGGCGCCGGGGTGGTGGACCGGCTGAAGGAGCAGGGGAAGGCAGTGCGGGCCTTCAACGCCTCCGAGCACACCGACGCAAAGGACCGATCGGGAGAGCTCGGCTTCATGAACAAACGAAGCGCCGCGTGGTGGCACCTGCGAGAGCTGCTCGATCCAGCCAATGGGCACGAGATCGCCCTGCCTCCCGACGATCTGCTCACCGGGGATCTGACCGCGCCGCACTGGCGGATGACCAGCGGGGGCAAGGTGCAGGTCGAATCCAAGGACGAGATCCGCAAACGGCTCGGCCGGTCAACCGACAGCGGCGATGCCGTCGTGCAAGCGTTCTGGGTGGAGCCGGCCCCGACATACCCTCCGTTTCGCATCGCCCGCATCAGCCGGTCCGGCCTGCGTCGCCAGAGGCCGGCGCGTGAGCGAGGGAGGCTGACGGTGGGCAACACGACCTATATCTTCAAGGCCTAGGGGGAAAGCGAGATGCTGTGCTGGCCGGACCGTCCGGATCGGCAGTGATCGCGGGAGCGAGATGGTGGTAGGGCCGCGGAGCTTCGAGCAGCGCGGTGAGACTGCAGATACTCGTAAGCAGGTAAGCCGCCGCCGAGCGACTAGCCTTGAGGCGAGTCCCCGAAACGGCCCGGTCATCGCGCTATGAGCAACAGCACGGCTAGTGGGGGTCCCAGCAGCACCAGAGGGAAGTAAAGGTACCACCAGCTTCTGGGCGCGATGCGAGCTCCCAGCGCTATGATCGCTGCAAGGCCACCCCACCACGCTAACGGCCCTAGCAGCGATCCCCCTCGCATATGCAGCGCCTCCAGCACGGAGAACCAGGCGTAGAATAGGACAGGGACAAGAAGCAACGCGATCAGGAAACGGCCCAGATCAGAGAAGAGCAGGCCCAGCTCCGTGAAGGCGGCGATACCAAGCCTGCTGTGAGTAGTGTCTGTTGACGACGTGATCGGATCGGCAGTCGGCTGGGCTGCGGCAAGGGCGCATCGGGGACAGTTGGTCTCAAACGGGGCGAAGACATAACCACAGGTTGGGCATGAACTCGTTGCCATGAGTCGCCTCCACTGTAGATGTCCTTCGAGTGCCTACTTCCAGAGATCGCCCTGGGCGCTTCGCGGAGCGATGGTTCTTCTTCCTGTCAACCTTCCAAGGCGTGTTCCTACAGCATTCCAATCTTGCAGTGGGTCTCAGGACCCTCCTCACCAGTTGCGCGTTTCGCCCACATCGGCAAAATGGTTTCCCGCCAGGATCAGGGTTTGGCTTCTCGAGCAGTTCTGAGTCGGTGATGAACTCCCATGGCTTCATCCGGTAGTAGTGGGCCGCCGCTTCGAAGAGCGCGCCCGCTTCCTCCGCCGTGATGTCCCCCCGCCATAGGTAGGGCAGCACCCCACGTCCGCTCCCTAACTTCCGGTCCATACCTACATAGGCTTCATCCCACGGCCCGAAGCTCTCGCTGGACTCCGACCACACATCGGCGTCGCCAAAGCAGGCAGCGAGGGCCGCGGCCACCTGCTCCCGCCGGGCCACCCAGATCACCCGCGCGCCCGGGTTCTCCCGGCCGATGTCCGCGAGCGCCGCCTGTGCGGCCGCGCCCACTGCCTCCTCGCCGTCATTGGGCTGGAGAACCTGCTGGTGGTAGATGAAGCCGCTGTCCTGGTCGACGCAGAGCACCACGTCGGGGCAGTACACGGCCGCACGCTTCTTGCCGACCTGGATGTTCGTTGGTGCGCGATCGACGAGAACCTGCACCGTCCTTGGCAC